TGACGAGCGTGTTTTCGTCGGTAACGACGAGCAACTCCCCCGCCAGCGGCGTCGGGTTGACGCTCGTCAGGTTCGCGTTTGTACCCCGTTTGTTTTGGACGCGCGGCATTATGTTTGTTGTGTAGCGAACTTACGGGGCGATGAAAAACACCAGCGTCCAGCGGGCGATCCACACGCCCAACACGCCGCCAGCCACGCCTGCCGGGAATGAGGCGAGAACCAGCGCGGCAGCGAAGGCGTCGTTGGTCATCAAGAGATCCCCCACTTCGTCATGAGGTATGACTCAACGGCAGCACGGTCGCCTGACGATAGTGCCGCGTTGTACGCAATGATTTCACAAATCTCGCCATCCAAAAACCAGTCCTGCGCGCCTTCGCTGTCACTGTAGGCGCCGACGCCCGGCTCTACAGACGTTGCAGCCAAGGATCCAGTAAATGTGTCAGACCCAAAGGACGAGCCGTTTTTGGTAACTGTCAAAGTGCTAGACGATCTGCGCGCACCAAACATCACTAGAGAGTCAGCCGTGTACGACGAGGAATCAGTAAGTGCTTTCGCCGGCGTTGAAGAAGTCCTAAGCGCAAAATGCAGAACGCCGCCAATAATAGCCATTCGGAATATCGCCGCAGCCCCAGTGGTGTTGTCCTGAACAACCAAAAAGCCCTGTTGAGAGGCAGGCGTGCCCGACCTCCCAACGATCAAGACTTCAAAGTTTCCAAACCCAAAGTTTATGGCAGACGTTGGCAGACGAAGCAGATCGTTTGTGCCGTCGAACGTCAGGGCGTCAAGCCCGTTTATCAGTGAAGTCTTTCGCGTCGGCCCATTAGTTGACTGCGTAGCGTGCCGAGCGTTGCCAGATTTGTCCTCCCATCGCTTGACCGCTCCATCGGCCGCGACAAGCGAGCCGCCGGTGGTCGCGTCGTAAAGTGTGCTGGCGTCGGAGGCGTCAAGCCAGAGTTGAAGGCCGGAAATTGTCTGCGGCACAAGCATCGGTGCTGGCCATGCCGCCGCCCGCTGCTGTCGCTCGGCCGTCCGCAGGTCCCAGATGCCACTCGCCACGCTAGACGAAGGCCCAGCCGGGCGTGTGCCGATGTAGCTGCCGTTAGAGCGAAGTGACATGGTGCGCTACCGTTGTGATGTGGTGAACTTAGGTTTCGGGAGTCGGTTCAGGCTCAGGCTCAGGTGCCGGTGGAGCCGGCGGTGCCGACAACGCAGCCCTCGCCGCACCGTAGGCCAGCATGATCGCCTCGTATTCCGCAAACGGCATGGTGTGGGCCACGCCGTCCATATCGACGACGTTCACCGGCTGATCAACGCCCAGTTCGCTGGCCCGCTGGGCGAGGACGTACATGCCCGTGAGCAGGGCAACGTCATCGGGCTGCCAGCCAAGACGCCAGCCAAGCCCGGTGTCAAAGCCAGCCTCATACGGCGTCGGCTCCGGCGCAGGCGGCGGCGGAGGAAACAGTGTGTCGATGTCCTCCTGCGTCAGCGTTGATCGGCTCCAGCCGGTCGCCGCCAGAACAGATTCGTCGTTGCTCCACTGAGAGGGGTCGGTGCGAGTCGAGCCGTCAGGGAGCCGAACGCGGAACGGGAGTTCCAACGCGGCTACACCGCTTCGACGCCAGCAAAAATCGCCAACGCTTGGCATCATGTGATCCTTTCGTAAGAGATGACGGCTTCGAGGTCGCCAGCGGCAGAGGCGGTCGCGGTCAGGCTGTCGCCCTCTTTGAGATACAGTGGGCGACCCGAAATCACTTCGAGGCTCGCATCCGCCGGGACGCTCACCGTCGATGCGATCGACCAAGCGTTTGTGCCGGTGGCGAGCCGGACGCTCACGTCTGCGGCGCTAGCGCCGTCTACGTTGGCTACATACATCGAAACGATTCGGATCGTCGCCGATGACGCGGTGCCGTTGCTCACGATCGTGGTCGCCGACGTGCCTACGGCTGTCGCGAGCGACAAGCCTTCCACCTTCGTCGGTGCATTCATATTCGGGTGTGCCATCAATCGCTCCAGTGCCAGTTGCCGTCGAGTTCAGCCGCCCATAGCGAGAGGTCGCCGGTCGTCGCCGCCGGCAGTATCTCGCCGCAGTCAATGTTCAGAAGGTCGTGAATCGCGTCGTTCGCGTCCTTGAAATAAATCGTCTTGTCTGCCCGCTGCACCGCCAACTCACCATCGGCGAGCGAGGACGGAATTGCCCCCGCTATGGTCGAGCGTTTGAGTTGGATGGTCGCGGCCATTACGAGTACGAGCCTCCATCAATTGTGACGCCGTCGATCGTGCCGCCCGTGATTGCCACGTTGTTCGCAGCCTGCGTGGCGATCGAGCCGAGGCCCAGGTTCGTGCGGGCAGTCGATGCTGTCGCTGTCAGTTCAGACAGGTTGTTTGCCGTCGTCAGCTTGCCGCCGAGGCTCGTCGAGATCGTCGTGGCGAAGTTGGCGTCGTCGCCCAACGCCGCCGCCAACTCGTTGAGCGTGTTGAGAGCCGCGGGGGCGGCGTCGACCAGAGACGAGACGGCACTGTCGACATACGCCGTCGTCGCAATCTGCGTGCTGTTTGTCAGGGCCGCCGCCGTCGGAGCGGTCGGCGTCCCGCTCAGTGCCGGAGACGCCAGCGGTGCGTAGGTGCTGGCCGCCGAGGTCTGCGTCAGGTAGGTGCTGCTCGCCGTCGACACCGTCAGGTAGGTCGCCGACAGGTCAGGGATATCGGCGGCCACAAGAGCACGAAACGACGGGCCGGCGTTCGAGCCGGTCGTCGGCCCCGCGAAGACAGCGTTGGCTGCCTGGTTCGCGAGCGTTGCGGAAAGGGTGCCGCTCGATGTGACCGGAGAACCGCTGACAGTGAAGATGTTCGGCAGGCTCAGGCCGACCGAGGTGACGGAGCCTGCCCCGAGGCCAGCGATCTCGTTCTGAACGTAGGCCGTCGTGGCGACAGCGGTTGAGTTGTCGTCGGCGGCAGGCGTGGTCGCCGTGGCTGATGCGCCGAGGGCGACCGTAGACGAGAACGTGACGCCACCAGAGAACGTGTAGGTTCCGGCGGCCGTCTGGGTGAGAGAGTTGGACAGCCCGAGAAACGCGCCAGTGCCGCCGATATCGACGATGCTGGTGGCGGTTCCGCCAGCGCCGCCGGTGCCCGTTCCATACACGAGGATATTGCTGCCTTCAATGAAAGCAAGCTCGGCGTTTGCCAGCGACGCAGGACGATTGCTGGTCGTGGTGCGTTTAATTCGGATCGTGTTTGCCATTGCTGCTCCCTGCTAGAAATTCCCGCCATCCGTAAGTTGCGATTCGGCGTAGTTCCGCCATTTGCTCGATGAGTATCGCAGCACGTCGCCTTCAGCGACGCCGTCGAAGGCGACGTCTGAGGCACCAGCAATGCTTCCCGACGGCCCTTGCGGCCCAGCAGGCCCGATGCCGCCGGAGATCGTCGCACTGACTCGCGACGCGCCGACGCTGGCCGCCACCGACGAGCCGGAGACTCGCGCGGTGATCGGGCTGCTGTTCACACTGGCAGTGATGCTGCTCATCGCGTCACCTCGACGAAGCCTTCGAGGGCCGTCCGCTTGGCTCCGTTGTCCCATGAGAGCCGCCACCCGTAGGTGCCGGCGGCGAGGGCCGCCGTCTGGGCCTCCGTGAGGCCGACGTTGACCTGGCCGGCCGCTGCGTCGACGAGCGTCGTCGTCACCGAGGCCACCGTGGCCCCTGTCACGAGGCTCACGATGTTCGACGACACCGTAAACCCAGCGAGTGACGTGTCGAAGTCAATCAGCGAACTGAACTCATCGCCGGCTCGAAACGCCAGACTCAGCGGGCCGGGGAGGTTCGAGACGGTTGGCATGGTTCAGTTCGTGTCGTCGAGTTTCGGCGGGCTGCCGGCGGTTCGTGGCTGGAGGGCGTATAGGAGTCGAGTCTGTTCCTGAATCGCCTGGCTGATTTCTTTCTGCGTCTCAGTAATGTTTTTGAGGGTGTCCCGGTGGCTTTCGAGCAGTGGCAAAATCACGTCTTGCCGCAGAAAATAACCTAGGGCAATCGCGACGAGCGTCGGGAATCCCCAACGCTCTAAAACGTGCTTGCTAAAGTCGCTCATTTCGCCGCCGTCCGTGGCCCGCTAAACCTCTATTGTAGTCGGGCGTAGCCTGTTTAGGGCGGCATCGACCCCAGCGTAGAGGTGCCCCATGTCGGCTGTGTTGTCGATGACGGCGTCGATCAGATATTCAGGAATCCCTGCCTCGCTGGAGTGCATCGCAGCGTCCTCCGACAGGCACCGCTGACGTCGCTCCACACGCCATATCTGACCGCCGGAGGCCTTGATGGCAGCGGCCTCATTTGTGAATCGAACGTCCGTCAGGGCGACGCCGCCAGCCCCACGGAGGTACCTCTGGCTCGCCTCGACCTGCCGCATGGCTACCGTGATCCAGATATCCGGGCTGATCGTGTCCCGTCCCCACTCAGTCCCGAGGGTCTGGAGAAGCTCGCGGGGCGATTTGCCGAGCCACTCGATTGGCTGCTCTTTCGTCGCCCGGTCGCGCAGCCTCGCCACCGGAATTCCAGTGACAGACGAAACCGCCGCGTACACTGGGTCAGCGAAACCAAGCTGCATCCAGCCGTAGCGGTCTTGCAGGTAGTTCGCCACCGTGTTTTTGCCGCAGCCGGCTGGGCCGCACAGTCCGATCAGCATCAGTTGCCTCCGTCGATCTCGTAGGGGGGTTGTCGTCGCTCCAGCCATTCAGGGGCTGGCCGTGCGTTTTCCATGTGGGCGATCCTGCATGAGAGCCGCTCGATCTGCTCCAGCGCCCTGCCGAGGGCCGCAGCGAGAGTGCCCGAGTCTCCTGTCCAGCAGTTTGCGGGGCCGTATCTATTGACGAGCGTCCACGCTCGTTGGATTTCGTCGTGGGTCATTTGAGAAAGATCGGCAGCACTTTCGTGACTCTGCCGTGATCGTGGTCGATGATGACGAGCGATTGCGAAGGCGGCTGATACTCAGCCTTGATGCGATCGGCGAATGCGTTGTGGCCGATCAAACACCCGTTGGCGACGAACCGATACGGCAACCAGCTAAAACAATGCCAATGACCAAAGATGTCGAGGTCGGCCCGCTGGGCCTGATTCCAATTCCCGATCGCCTTGTTGGCCGGGATGGTCAGCCCGCCGACGCCCCCACCGAAACGAATGGCGTGGCCGTGGTGAGCGCGGACAATGAACCCGTCGAGGTTCACGTTGTTCAGGTAGCCTTCGCCAACCTGCCACTCGACGTGCTTGCGTCGCTCCTGCGACTGCATCGACAGGTACAGATGCTGCTCGAAGGAATGGTCGTTCTCGGTTGCCATGCGGGGGTGCTTCGTCGACCGGCCGTGGTTGCCGCTGGCCGTCGCCACTAGCACCGGCGCGATCTCGTGCATCGCGTCGATGACGCCATTGAGCCGCTCGCCGGCCCATCGCGTCGCCGCCAGTGGGGCAAGCTGCGTCACCTCGACGAGGTCGTCATGGATGTGGCCCGTTATAAAATCGCCGAGCGCGGCCACGACGATCCGTCGAATGCCGGTCAAGTGTTTTTCGTGCTCGATGAGCATCGAGGCCCGCTGCACAAGCTGCTGAATCCGGCGATCGGCGATTTCCAACGTAAACGTGTTGAGATTCCGGCACGTCTCTGGCCGCACCTCCTCTTCGACGTGCCAGTCGGAGAGGATCAGCACCGCAGTAGCTTCGGGTCGCTTGCCGCGAGGCTTCTTGCGTGCGATCTTCTTGGTCTTCACGCCGGAGAGGGCCGTAAGGTTTGAAACGGCGTCCTTCTCTGCCTGCAACTGATGCAGGGCGGCGTCGTAGCGTCGCTTCAGCGCCGCCAGTTCCGCCCGCAGCTTCGCCGCTTCGGCGTCGCCGGCCACCGCGACGACTCGATCCTTCAGGCTCGCTCGTTTAGCCACGCGACTACCCCCTGGACGCCGGAGATTTTCCATCCACGCTCTTTCGCCGCCTCGATGACCCCGAGGGCAAAGCTCTTCTTTGGGATTCCGTGATCCTCGCGGTGGAAGTAATCGCGGAGTTCGCCGAGTTCCTTTTGAGCGGCCGGCGGGAGCCGCTTAAACCAGTTCTTCGGGCCGTGGCCCTTGACCACGACCTTTGACAGCACTGCTTCCATCAACGCCTTGCGGGCCATCTCATTCCTCCGTGAGTCGGTATCCCAGTGCCCAGAGAATCCGTGCGATGTCGGCCCCCGCCATCGTGACGCTCTCCTCCGACATTTGAGGGAACGCGCAGTGGATGGCCTCGTGAACCTCAGTCTCAAGGCGAGCGCGGCCTTTAAGCCGCTGGTCGATCAAAACCTTGCGGGTGCCCTTCGTCGGGTCGCCAGGCGCGGGCAGATAGGCCCAGCCAGCGGCGCGACCGCGAAGGCGTGTGTACCTCCACAACCACAGAACCCCAGCGATCTTGAACTTATGGTCGCTCGCCATGAGGCTATAGTATCGGCGGGTAGCCTTCAGCGGTCAATAGAAATTGCCTGTAAAACTAGGCAATCTCTTCGTATGAGCCGACGATGTGGAGGGCGTCCGCTGCCGATGCCAGCACTTCCAGAGCTTGACCCTCTTCGAGGTAGACCGGGGCGTTGCGGTCGACGATGACGAGCGAGGCGTCGGCTGGCACCGAAACCGTCGAGCAGACGGCGTGCGTCGTGCCGGAGACGTTCACGCGGGCCGACACGTCGGCGGCATTGCTGCCGTGGATATTAGCCGCGTAGAGCGTCGAGACTTTGACGGCCTTGTCGGCTGCGCAGGTCACAAGCGTGACGGCAGACGTGCCGACCGTCGAGCGGAGGGATTTGAGGGTTATTGACGTTGGCGAGACGATATTCGGTGGCATGGGGTGTTCCTCAGAGTGTCAGTGTTGCTTCATTGCTAGTAACGCTGTCGGCACCCGTCGCGCTTATAATTACCCTATATCGTGTCCCGTTTGCGTCTCCGGTGAACGCCGTCTGGGTGTATGAAGCCGTTGTTGCGCCGATTGCGAAAGGCGGAAAATCCAATATGTCTTGCCATTCTGACGAAGATGGCAATTTCTGCTGCCATTGATATTCCAGATTCGCGCTAAAGTTTTTCACTGCGACAACCGTGAACGTAACGCCTTCAGCATCGACTGTTTGGTCGGATGGTTGCTGAATGATTGTGATCGTCGGAGTAGGCGGCACCGCCGCCGTAACATACGGCCTCGCTCGCATCGCCAGCACTGCATAATTCATGGCTCACCCACCAAACAAATACGCCATCGCGATGCCACCGCCGGAGCCGCCGCTGGCCCCGGCTACTTGATCCTCCAGCACACGCCACCGCTGCGACGTGCCGTCGTACCAGACACTCGCGGAGTCGCCTTCGCCTAGCACGGCGTTGCCAGACACGATGGCGAAGCGGTTCGTGGCAGCCGAGTTCGTGTTGCCGCTCGACAGCGTTACGACGTGCGTGCCGACGTTGTAGAGGACTTTCACCACGCCATCCTCGCCGCTCGCCAGACCTGAGAGCGTGACGTTCTGCGAAGGATTGAGGCGAATAATATCGCCGCTCACGGCGTAGTCGTTCTGGTCAGACGCTGGCGACTGCGTGAAGACGAGAGCTGCCGTACTGCCTGAGATGCCGACGTTCGAGCCGATCGTGACTTGCCCGGCCGAGGTGTCTCTGCTGATCGAGATGCCAGCCCCGGCGACCACAACCGGGTCGACAACACTGTACCGCGTAGCCCACGAGGCGTTCGTGCCATCGGTCGTCAGGAGTTTGGTCGAGTTGCCGCCCTGCGGTGGCAGGGCATCGCCAAGAGCGATCGTCACGACGCCCGTCTGCCCGTTGACGCTGACCACATTGGCGACGTTCGTGTCGGGGGCGAATGCCGTCGGGACATTGGAAAGCGAGGTGTACGAAATCGTCGGCAACTCGTGAACATGATCGGCCCGGCTCGCGAGGCCACTGGTGCCGGCCGCTGCTGTGCCGAGCGGCTGCGGAGTGGCGTCGGAGAGCGACGCACCGGCGTTCGTCACGCCTGCGGCCTCGATCGTGATGCTTGATCCAGCCGTGCTCACCGTGACGCCGGAGCCGCCGACGATCACGGGGGTGCCGGTGATACCGTTGACTGATACCACGTTCGCCACGCTTGTGAGATTTGTGATCTCGCTGGCTTGGTGATTATGCGATGCCGGCACGAAGCTCGAAGGGATGTTTGATAACGACGTGTACGAGCCACTGGTCGCGACGGGGGCCAGCCCGCTCACGTCTCCGGCAGTCAGCGTAATAACCCCGGTGCGGCCTGCTACTGACTGCACCGGGGCGGCGGCCGACGCAGCGGCAGTGAACCCGACAACGTCGGTTGTGTTGTGCGTGTGGACGGCCAGGGCTGCGGTGAGATCGGTGACTGTCAGGCTCACGTCTCCGGTCTTCCCGTTGACCTTCGTCACGGGGAAGACGAGATCGGAGATGTCCGACATGAGGTGGGTATGGCTGGCAGCCGCGGCCGTCAGGTTCGCGAGCGTAATGCTCACGGTGCCCGTCTGGCCGTTCACGCTCTGCACGGGCACGTCTGGCCCGATGATCGTGAAGACGCCAGAAGTCGTCGTGATCGTGATATTCGCGCCGGCCGTGACTTGGAGGGCCGTGAGCGGTGAGTAGGCGAGGGTGCCGCCGATGGCAACATCGACGCCGTCGTTGTTGCCGATGACCGCGGTGATGTTCGTCGAACCGACGACGGTGACGTTAATCATGGATTACGCACCGTCACGGTGCCGGAGAGGACGGTGCGGGTGAAGAGCGTCGTGTCGACCCACCGCATGTACCAGCGGTAGGCGATGCTCGGCGAGAGCAGGGCCGTCTGGGCCTCCGAGAGGCCGATGGTGATCTGGCCGGCAGCGAGGTCTGTCGGCGAGATTGTGAACGTCGCGGCGGTCTGGCCGACCGTCTCGACGCTGCCTGCGCCGCCCAGGCCGGAGGCGTAGACGGCGGTGACATAGACTTTCGTTTCGATCGTGAAACCCGTGAGGTCGCGGTCGAAATCTAACGCGACCGCAAGCTCATCCCCCTGGACGAACTCCAACGACAACTCACCGGGTAGCTGGCGGAAAATCTCGCTCATAAGCCCTTATTGTACTCTTCTGTAGCCTGTTACCCGGCGGCTTCTGCCTTGCGGGCATTCCTGATCGCCCGCTTCACAAGCATCCGCCCAGCCATGTCGACAAACGGCAGCCCCCGCTTCGCGGCCTCCTCGCGAAGCCAGCCGACGATTTCGTCGAGGTTCGCCTCGCACCAGTCGCAGCCGCGTTCGTCCATCGTTCGGGCGCGGGCATTGCACGAGCAGTCTGGAGACGCCGTGATGCCAACCTTGGCGAGAAGTTTC